AGACGTGTGCTCTTCCGATCTCTAACGGCGGAGTCCGCCAGCAATTACCACCGGCTCATGGGAAAAACGAAAATGTTCCATTATTGGAAATATGTCACTGCCGGGGATGAAAAGGTAAGGGAGGAACACCGGAAGCTGGACGGGGTGATATTACCGGCCAACGATCCACGATGGAAAAAGATATTCCCGCCTAATGGATGGAAATGCCGTTGCCGGGTGGTTCCGCTCATGAAACACGAGGTAGAGGGTATAGACATCAACGCCATGCGTGCCATTGTCGATGAATACCTCGGTACGGGTGAATGGAAAATGAACGAGGCTCAGGGATGGGATTCCAACCGGGGAGAAACGGCTGAGGTGTTTTCCAAGAACCAGCATTATATCCGAAAGTTCCCCGATAAGGCCGCCTCCCTGCTGGGTGACTTGCATTATAATGACTATGGACTGGATTCCTTTGGAAAGAAAGCGGCTGCAGCAACCGAAAAAGCACCGGTGTTCACCGGGGATCCGAACGAATGGAGGAATTCGCATCAGGTGATGGATGACTATAAAGGCCGAAAGGTACAACTCACGGAGGAGGTGTTCAAACGTCACACCACAAAGAAATACGAGGAGGCTCGTGTCCCGCTCGTGGAGTGTATCCCGGACGTGCTTAAAAACCCGGACGAGGTATGGATAAACGACTATCAGAAAAAGTTCGATAACCTGAACTTTATCAAGTTCTACGAGGATAAGGTGATAAACGTGGTTTGCGAGGTCAGGAACGGGAAGCTCTATCAGGTCACGACATGGTTCGAGATAGAGCGGAACGCCAATATCAAGGTGAAAGGACGCAGGAGCAGAAAGATAGATCCACGCTGGAGGTATCGCCGTGGGCTGCTTATCAAAAAGTAAAAGGAGGCTCTGAGAACCTTCTTTTATCTACGGATTGACATCCCGCTCCGCCGTATAAAGCCCGGACTTTTTGATGCCCCCGTCATCCGTCAGGTGTTGGCACATTCGATTCATCCCCGGAGCGATATGCTTACGGGAGCAAATATACAAAATTATTTTAATATGAATATCAAGGAATTAAATAAATATCTGCAATCGCTCCCGGAGGAGATAATCTCCGATGCGGCAGAAATCGTGGCGGAAACGGCCACGGAATACTATAAATCGACTTTCAAGAAGAAAGCCTTTGACGGGAACCCGTGGACTCCGGCAAAAGTACCGAAAACAACCGGATCGCTGCTGATCGACTCCGGTGCGCTGGTGAATAGTATCAGACCGGCAGTGATAACTCCCCAGCGGGTGGTCATCTCTGCGGGGAATGAAAAGGTGGATTACGCTCAGGCACATAACGAGGGTTTTAAAGGAGTAGTGTCCGTACCGGCTCATACTCGAAAAACCAAACGGAAAGATGTGTCCGTCAAGGCGCACACCCGGAAAACCAATATCCCGAAACGTGAGTTCATGGGAGATTCAGAAGAATTGAACGGGCAGATACACGCACGGATAGAGGGATATATTGACTCACTTAACAATAAATAGCCATGAACAAAGAAATTTTTATCGCCGTTTGTGACCGGCTGAAAACAGAAGTGCCACAGCTCAGGTGGATAGATGCCGAGGAGGGACAACTGAACACGGGAGAACGACCTGCAGTGGCTTTCCCGTGCTGCCTGATAGATATCTCTTACCCGTCTTGTGAAACCCACATGGGTGGCCGTCAGAAGATAAAGGCACAGATACAGGTCAGGGTGGCCTTTCAATCAGGAGGGAGTACAAACGCCGCAGCCCCAAAACTCGTGAGGGAACACGCCCTCCGCTGCATGGACACGCTGGATAAGATACACGAGGCTTTGCAATGGTGGAACGGGGGGAACCTTTTCAACCCGATGCGCCGCCTCCGGGGTGCGCCGGAAAAGAGGGCGGACGGCCTGAAAGTCTATAACGTGATCTACGAAACAGAGTTTATGGATTAGTTCCAGTCAAAGCCGGGAAACATCGCTTTGAGCTTGCGGGCGGATGCTTTGGAACACAAGAGTTCATTGTAAAAATCATCCTGCTCCACCAGCGTGTTGCTGATGGTTCGTTCCTCGACAAAGAACTCGTTATCGGAAAGGATCCTCAGCACATCATCAAAGCGGCGGCGTTTGATCTCAGTCCAATAGTAATAACGGGCGGTCATGATACGGTTCCGCTTTTCGAGCCGGTCACGGCGGGAGGTGATGGCAGCATCGGAGGAGGCAACCGTGCGTGTTCTGCGGCGGTTACCGGCTTTCTCTATTTCCGGGCAAAAAAAAGGTATCACGAGCTGCTCCTGCATATTCATTGGATTACTTAATGCAAAAGTACATCATTTGCACCATAGTACGAAAAAAGTCCGCTGAAAATTAGGAATTCAGCGGACTTTTATTATTGATCAGCGGGCTTTTACATGGTAAGTTCGCCCTCTTTGTCATCCTTACCCGGAACGAACGGCTTTATAGTGGTTACCACCGAGCTGGTCACTTTCACCCTGCCGGATCCGAGGCAGGTCGGACACCTGCAGGATCCGGACACCTTTGTCCTGTTCTCATCGCTGTACTCGAATACAACGCCTTTTCCCCCGCAACGCTTGCATACAGCCACACGGGTGGGAATATACCGGGCTTTCGCATTATTCACCTGTTCCATCTGATTCCTCCTTTATTACGGTTAATTCTTCACTTGATTTCGGGTGATACATGAAATCGGTTTTGAGCTTTTTGAAAACCGTAAGTTCCACCTGAAAATTCTCAAATTCCTTGTTCCGGCTGGAAAGCTGGCGTTTGATGAACTCGGTAACGTCACGTTTCATTTCAGGAACTGACATCTCGCCACCCGTTTCCGGGACGTACAACCCCTCAAGCCGGAGCTTGCGGTAACCTCTGCGATGGATTTGGAATTGAACTTTGTATATCATGACCACCCCTCCTTATGCCTCTGTCATACCGAGGGGAATGGTCACCCACATACCGTCCTCGTTCTTCATTTCCGCCCTCACGAACTGTTTGCTGATCGCTGGCTGGTATGCCTCCTCAATGATACGCACCCCCTCCATGAAACGCTCGTTGTCGCTTTCCTCGGCAACCTTGCGAAGCTGGACGATGCGGCTGGCTTTTAACGTGCCTTTGGAATCACGAGCCAGCAGTCTCAAGACCATGTTCACGAGTGATTTCGTTTTAGCATTGTCGGCGAGGCTCTCGATGTACTCTTTCACGATGGCGATGCCGTCCTCCACCGTGTCACGGTAACCGTCCGTCACGTACACGCCGAGGGTAATGCGCTTGTTCCCCTCCGAATTGGTAAAGGTATGGCTGCGCTGGTCATCCTTTACGACTTTCAAAACCTCGCATTTCATGTCGAGGATACTCTTAAAGTTCTCCAGCACCGTTTTTTTGGTTTCCTTGATATCCTCACTCAAGGAGAGGAGTACCGGGATTGCGCTGTTCACTTCGTCATCCACCATTTGGCGGTACGTTTCACGTTCGGCTTTCGCCTTTTCCTGTGCCTCTTTTTTGGCCTTTTCCTTACGGAATACCTCGAACTGAGCCTTTTCCTCTGCCGTCATTTCAACGGTCTGCTTTTCTTCAATCTGTGCCATAATATCACATTTTAAATGGTTTATAAATAAGTTAATTGAGTTCTTTCTTTGCTTTCTGCATATCCTTTTGCCGTATGGAACGGATTCGGAGCAACACCGCATCCAAATCATCGGCAGATAACTCCCTGAATTTCTTTCCTGCGATACGAACGCCCAAACAAAAGTTATCCACCGCCGCCCAATTTGCCGTATCAATACCCATCAACTGCATTTGGTGGAGAACGGCGGAACGTTTCTTTTTCAGAACCTCGTAACTGACCGGACGGCTGGATCCGGTCTGCTTCTCCATCTCCCGTATCATCGAGTTATATTCACTCAAAGTCATTTCTCTCAGAGAGTCCGTCCGGCCATTCGTAAAGCTGGATACAAGCTGCAGCTTTAAACCGTCCCTGTCAGAACAGGGTATTTTCGCCAGCAGCGTCCAAAAACGTGAATAACTGTTTGTCTTTGCCATAATCAGTCAAGTTCAGGGGTTTCACTTTCTTTTAAGGATTGCAGGACGTACAATTCGGTAATAGCCGGGTTCGTCCCCAAATTACTTTCGCCGGAGTCATAGGCCAACTCAAATTCACGCTGACAAATGGCTCGCTGTTCCTGCAGCTTGGATGCCGCATACTCTTTCATCGCATCGACAATACGTTTCAAATCTTCGTGAGAAAACTTTCTGCCGAGTTCCTCGTTCTTTTTCAGGCTGAATACCTGTCTTAATGCTGATAATGCTTTCATATTTGCACGACTTTTACAGGTTGTTGTACTACTTTTACCATTGCCTCCGGCACGTCCTTGATGATAGCTGCGGCCAACTCCGGGTTCCGGAGTTCAACCACCGCCCATTCATCTTTCTTGGCCGGGCTGATCAGCAATTTCTCCGGTCGATTAGAGCAAGTCCAATCCATCAGGACTGTACTTAAAGAGGCTACCGGTAAGCCTATTTGATAAAGTTCTTCGTTCATATTCATATACTTTCACGGAATTTTTTAATACACTCAAACAAATAATACGCAATAAGAGGGATGACAGCATTTCCCATATCCTCTATTCTTCTTTTGTCCAATTCACGGGAAAACCCATCATCCATTCGTACATTATCATAGCTTGATTTGCCGTTAAACCGTTCAATTGGAATTGATATAGGGCTTTGTCTTGGTGTCCTCTCATGTAATATTTCTTGTATTGGGCGGAAGATCTCAAGATGATTTTTGCGTCCGATTTCGATGGCATAGGCAATACCGTAAATTCGTTCTCTCTTATGATTGAAACCAAATTGTGTAGCCGATAAACATTGCCATTGACAATCATACCCGCTTTTGGTAAGATCGCAAAGGACTTGTTCAAATCCTCGAATAGTGAGCATTGGGCTGTTTTCAAAGACGATGAATTTAGGTCTAATTTGCCCCACAATTCTTTTATATTCTTTCCATAAACCGGAACGTTCTCCATTGATTCCTTTAACTTTTCCATCTTCCCAAAGTTTTTTATTTGAAACATTTGCTATTGATATATCTTGGCAAGGAAATCCTCCGCTAATAATATCCACACAAGGGGGATCAATCATTGCACAAACATCTACAAATTGAACGGCATCGGGAAAATGACATTTAAGGATGTTCCGTTTATGCTCCTCACATTCGCAATTCCAAATTGTTTTTATTCCCGACATTTGGGCTCCAAGGTCAAAACCTCCAACCCCAGAGAACAAACTACCATGTGTCATTGAACTCATACAATAATTATTTTGCAGGTTCCCACTCGATTGTTATCACGGCATCGAGTTTACCGCTACCTTTACAGACCGGGCAATCTATTTTCACCCGTTCCCGTTGTTCCTCTCCCCAAAAGAAACCGTTACCGTGGCAATGGCTACACCGGTGGCCTTTGCTGGAGATACTTTCTTTCCTGTTTCCCTCCCCGATAAACATGGGAGGCGATATCAATATCATTTGGTTGTTTTTGCTCATTTCCATTCGTTTTAAATGTTATCTCCCCAATATCTTACCGCACCCTCGTCCCAAATCGTAAAATGCCCCACGGAGCCGAAAAAACGGCCTTTCGAGAAAGCCCGGAACCCCTCCACGTAAATTTTCAGGGAGGCATCATACATCACTTTCTTTGCGCTCCGGCCATCAGGGTTCCGCCCGTCCGCATGGGAGATAAAGATCAGCAGCTTGTTCCGGTGCGCCTCCTTGAATTTGATGTACTCCTTATAGCTCATTTGGGTGTATTGAAAACTGTCGATGACGTAAAAATCGGGGCTTTTATGTTTATCCATCCTCTCACCAAGTTCGGACATCGGCTCACAGTCGAGCAGCTGGAAACGGCGGTTTACCTCGGCCATATTGAAACGGCGGAGCGTGTTCTGCATGGTAAGGCTCGCACCCTCTTCGAGGCTGTCATAAGCCACCCGCCCGAACTTTGCCAGCTCCTTGCAAAGCTGCATGACAAAGCTGCTTTTCCCGTTACCGCTGTTGCCCCAAATAAACCAAACGCCGATCCGTTCAGGCTCGCCGAAAGCCTCCGCCCATGCGCCTGTCAGCTTGAGCGTTTCTTTCTTCATGCTTACTGCCTCTGTTACCGATAATGCCCGTGCCATAAATCAATACCTGAAATCTGTAAAATGAATAACCACTCCCTCGAAAGTATCAGAGGTCTTAAAGAACCAGCTTACGAAATCATCGAGAGTCATCCCGTCATTGGCTGCCAGCTGCTCCACGTTCAGAAGCTGTTTCCCGTCTATGAAAACGGACGGCTGCTCGATATCGGAGTCCCATGTCATCCTTACCTGCTGGATACCGATTTTTCTCAGCCTTTTCACCTCCAGCTGCGGGGTGTGATAAGGGCGGCCAATCCACCGGCGGATAGATAGCTCCGCATTGCGGGAATTGATCTGTTTCATGTTGTACTCCCATTTGCCCGGATCCTCACGGAACGTGTGGATCTTGGTTCCTTTAATCACTTTCTCAGGAAAGCCGGTGAGCTGGCCTCCTTTAAGATGGCCTGCCGGGAACCGGCTTGCGAGTGGTAAAACAATTTGTTTCATATACTTTTTGAATTACGTTCAAACGCCGTTCAACCGGCATTTGAACAGGGTTCTATACTATTTCGCTGCCGCCACTTTTTTCTCCCGGTGAATGGCATCTTTCACGCATCGCAAATCAAACTCCGATTTCTCCGTCACATCGATCACCTTTGCGATCTGTCTCTTGTCCGTCAGGCCGTTGGCTTGACAAATGGCAAATACATCATTGCAAGAGGTTGGCTCCAACTCAAAGAACTTACGCCCGATACGGGAATAAATCTCGTTATACCCTTTCCGGTTATGGTTCAAACCGCAATCAATACGGTGCTGGATGTAATCAGTGGATAAGAAAGTAATCCCGCATTTGCCCTCCAACCGGTTATACAGGTTGATAAAGTAGTGAAACACGTTATCGTTCAACTTGTCACCCTCATCGAATACCAAAAGCGGATTTTCCATCTGTATGATGCTCTCGATGGCCAAGTCCAATATTTCCCGGATACGCATCCCGCAAGTCTTAAAACCGAGTTTACGGGCGATCTCCCGGACAAAATCACCTTTCCGCATATCTTCATCACAAAGTATGACGAACACCTCATGATTTTTTTGTGCGTACATGGTGGCTGTCGTTGTTTTGCCGCATCCCGCACCACCCACGATCCAGCGGACTTTTTTAAACTCCTGCGCATCGCTCAGGGCATACCATATTTCCTGAAAGGAGTTCGTTTCCACGAGCTGCCAACCGGTAGCTGCGGCTGCCGGAGTAATCTGAGCGATGATATTACGGAACATATCATCGCTGATATTCTCGTACTTGCCGTTAATCACGGCACTCAGTGTACCGGCAGACACGCCGTTCAAACTCGCCGCAGCCTTTTTTTGGCTGGAATACTTCGCTGCATATACCCGGAGAGCCTCACGGATAGTGTCTTTCTCTTGCTGTGTCATTGTACTGTTCATTTTATTTTGAATTATAATTTTCCTGCTACTTTCAGATCGGAAGAGCACACGTCTGAACTCCA